GGTTGGTAATGAAAGGACAAATCAGTTTCTTTGAAAATGTAAACATCATATGGAAACGGTATCCTGGATGCACGAAAGGTATATGCCCTTTGTGTGGAACAATTGCTTGGTATGGTCCTACTTCAGATTTTGGAAGCTATGAAAATGATGCTCCAGAGTGTGAATGTGGAGCAAGGTTTACAGAGAAGTGTCCACCAAAGGGATTGCCGGTGCTTAGTGGACTAAATGATTTGCCTATAAGGAGAAATGCATGGAAGGACAAATGAGCATATTTGATTTCCCGGAATATCTTCCAGAGAAGCATACACGCTTGGTTAGAAGTAATGAATACGAAATGCATCATTGTGAATTGTGCGGAACTTTTGTTCCGTGTAGGGTGCTAAAGGGTAAATGGCCAAATCAAGAATATATTGTCACAAGGAAATGCACTGGATGTAATGCAATTGTTGATGTTGACCCGGAAATTCTTAAGATTGAATCATTTTTCAATAAAAGGAAAAAAGAAAAGGACGATGTGCTATCTCCTGCGGAAGAATATTACATCAGCACAGGAAAAAATGATTATTGGAGCAGGTATGGTAAATCAGTTGATAAATTCCAGCAGCTTCTGCATGAACCTTGGCATGACATATCAGAAGAACCACAGGAAGCACAATTTTGTATGTTTGAATATATGTGGACAATGCATCAGAAGGAAGATTCCAAAGGACAATGCACAGGATGGTGGAGACACGGCAAAATTGAATGGTTAAATATGCCTTTTGATATTGGCAAAAAAAGAGTAATCAGATGGAAACCAGCTGAAGAACCGAAACCAAAAGAACCTAAAGATGTTGATATCAAAGGTTTATGTGATGACGGATATTGCCCTGATTGTGGTGTTTCATTGGATGATCTGACGGAAGAATGCCCTGAATGCGGATGTATTCTGAACTGGGACCATTGGAAGATATTAAACGAGGTAGACTAATGAGCGACAGAAAAATAAAGAAGGGTGATACCATACAATGCTATGATGCAGATGATATGGTTGAGACCATGACAGACTTGCTGAAATATGGTATTGATACTGATTTCCGGTACGAACTGAACGGAGAAAAAGGCTTTTGGCTAATCGTAACGAAAGGAGAAAAGTAAATGGATCCAATGGAGTTGTATCAGACGAACAAGGACTTCAAGGCCTATGTTGATAAGGTTGTTGGCAACAAATCGAATTTTACCCTGGAAGAAGCATTGAAGCTGGCAATTGTCCGGGCCTATGCAGAGTATATCATCAAGAGGGATGCGTGATGGAACGGAGCCACAGAGACAGGAAGATTATAAGAGATTGTGCCAAAGCACTGTACCAATCAATGCACTGTATCCATTGTCCAGTTGATTGTCCTTGGGGAACTGACAAAAAGTGTATTGATGCATTGACCGAATATTTGGAAAAGGAGGTGCTGCAATGTCATTTATCGCAGGATTTGGGATTGGATTTGCCTTTGGAGGATTAGTGTTTGCTATCGCAAACTGTTCCAATACAAAGGATTTTGATGGATTTATGGAAGAAGAGGATAAGGAATAATGTCAGATTGTCAATGTCAGAGATGTATATGCATGAATTGCGAAAGACAAATTGACTGTGATACTTGTGAAGAGTGCCGGAGCGGTGTTGATTTGAAAGGTGGATACACCGCCTGGTGCCTGCACTACAGAGAGATAAAGCAGATGAAAATGGAGGTGGAATAATGGCTTGTCCGAGAGAGGGTAAACAGTGTGATGAATATATGTGTGGCAATATGATTGATGGAATTTGTGGTGGTAAGCCAAAGGAATCTGACACTGAATTGAGAGCAATTGTACTAAAGGCTTTTGAATGGCAAAGAAGAATGGATGTTATTGATTGCGATGGTTGTGATTACCAAGATGAGTGCGTTGAAAGAGATATGAATTGCTACGATTTGATGACAGAGAAGTTTTTTGAACAGTTAAAGGAGAATAAGAATGAGTAAAGGACAAGCAATAAAAGATAATAACTTAAATGAGTGGAATTGTTTTTTGGGAGCGATTAAACTTGATGATTTGGCAGAAATGCTTGCATCAGTAGGATGTGAAAAATGTATTTGCAAAAGTTTTTGCAAAACATATGTGGATGCGACTTGCCAAGAAACAATTAGGTGTTGGCTTGAATTAGATATAAATGAGAGTTAAAGGAAGGAGCAGACGAATGAGTATTGAGATGTATGATAGTGGAGATGTTGACGAAGCATATTCAAAAGGTTATCAACAAGGCAGAGAAGATGCGATAAAAGATACTGAATTATTTAGAGAGATATTTCTTGAATATTTAATTAAACAATCAGTCGATAGGGAAGAAGCAATAATGTACAGGAACATATGCGGAAATGTTTTTGAACAGTTAAAGGATCATAATGCAAAGAACGAAGAAGCAAATTAAACACGCATATATCAAAAATGCGAGAAGAAATAAGTTTTATAGAAACGATACGGACAAGGTTAGGATGTTGAAAAAGTAATTATGAGGAAATTGATTATGACAATGAAAGAGATGGTAAAAAACAACATACTTATGGCAATGCAATTACACATGGATAGCACTCTGTTGGACATCCTTGGCACTGTCATAACCAATGCCTTCCAGCGCGTGGAGATTATCGAAGTAGAAACGCTTCCTGCGACTGTGGATGACAGCAACAAGTACATCATTGACCTATTCCGGATGCAGAAGGCACCGAAGCTGTCAGAAAAGACTGTGGAATATTATTTGTCCACTATTCAACAGTTAATTGATACCGTGCAGAAACCTTTAATAAAAATGTCACAGATGGACATTGAATACTATCTGAACACTATGTTGAAAAAGGGAAATTCGGCAACATCCTTGAATAACCGCAAACGGAATATTTGCTCATTCTTTTCTTGGATGCGTAAAATCCATATCATTGTCGAGAATCCTTGCGAGGGTATCGAGAATTACAAGCAGGAAGTAAAGCCGGTGGACCATTTGGATTCTGACCAATTTGAAAAGCTGAAAGAAGGATGCCAGGACAAGCGTGACAGAGCCGTATTAGAGGTATTCCGAAGCACAGCAATGCGTGTTGGAGAACTTAAGAATGTTAAGGTATCTGATGTGAACTTTAGAACCGGGGAAATCAGTGTATATGGTCAAAAGACGCGTACATACAGAACGGCCTTCCTGGATTCAGTTGCTCTGAACTATCTGAAAGAATACATTGACGAGCGCAACATATCCGCTACCAAGGATGAGCCATTATTTACACACAAGGCATCTTCCGAGGCAATCAGCGCATCCACATTGCGCCTGATCTTAAAGAATGTGTCTGCTAATTCCGGCATTAACAGAAGGGTATACCCTCATTTGCTTCGTAAGACCACGGCCACGAACATTGTCCGAAGAGGCGGTACCGTGCATGATGCAGGCGAGTACCTTGGACACAAAGATAATTCTGTTGCCGGAATGCATTATGTCGCAATGGACAAGGAGCATACATACGATATCTTCCGCAGATATGTAGCTGCTATCTAAAAGTGTAATAAACCTAATATTATACAAAGGAGAATAAAATGGACAAATCATTAGTATACAATCCGGCACATTACAACCATGCTGGTAGAAAAGAATGCTGGGAGGAGATGCGTGAAATATTTGGTGATGAAGCGGTGGCTATCTTCGACATCTTATCCGCTTACAAGTACCTTTACCGTGCAGGATCCAAAGAGGGCAATTCAGCTGACCAAGACAAAGCAAAGATTAGTAATTATGTAGTACATTGTAAGACACTGCTCAATGAGCATCCTGTTGAGGATGTCATGGATGCAGAAATTGTCTTGGCTAAATTCGAGAAAATATACAATAATTGACACTTTGCTTAAATCTGTTATAATATAGCTGTAACAACATATGTTGAGCCTTGAGCCATGTAGAGAAATCTATGTGGCTCTTTTTGTTTGTGAGGTGATTTGTTTGGCAATTGGTCAATACCAGCAGTGGTTAAAGCCTGAAAACTTAATACGATTAAAAGGGTGGGCAATTGATGGATTGACAGACGAGGATATCGCTCACAATATGGGCATTGCCGTTGGAACACTGTACCGATGGAAGAACGAACACAGTGAAATATGTGAGGCCTTAAAAACATCCAAGGAAGTCGCTGACAGAATCATTGAGAATGCACTGTTTGAGCGTGCCAAAGGCATCCATAAAACCATTAAGAAGCCTATCAAGGTTAAACAGGTACTGTATTCCCCGGAAGGCCGTAAGATAGCCGAAAAAGAGGTTATAGAGCAGGCCGAAGAAGAAATATATGTTCCGCCAGACACGACTGCTGCCATATTCTGGCTGAAGAATAGAAAGCCGGAGCAGTGGAGAGATAAGAGACAGGTGGAAGAACATATTGAGTTTGAATCAGACGGATTCATGGAAGCTATTATGGCAGACGCTATTGAGACATTTCAGAAGGCAGAAGGAGATGGCATAGTTGAAACATAAAGCATTGTTTAAGTTTAGCCGGTTCTCCCTAAAACAGAAGATGGTTCTTGAATGGTGGATACCAGGAAGCCCATACGCTGACAAAGACGGTATCATATGTGATGGTTCCATCCGATCAGGAAAGACCACAGTCATGTCATTGTCCTTCGTTATGTGGGCAATGGAGTGCTTTGATGGATGCGACTTTGCCATGTGTGGCAAGACCATACAGTCATTACGCAGAAATGTAATCAACCAGCTAAAGAAGGTCCTTAAGAGCAGAGGCTACAAGGTTGAGGAACACCGGTCTGAAAACTACATGACCATTGTCCTGGGAGATGTAAGCAATGACTTCTATTTCTTCGGTGGTAAGGACGAAGGCTCGCAGGATCTTATTCAAGGTATGACATTGGCTGGTGTATTCTTTGATGAAGTCGCACTCATGCCGGAATCATTCGTTAACCAGGCAACAGGACGATGCTCTGTAGAAGGTTCCAAGTATTGGTTCAACTGTAACCCTGACGGACCAGACCACTACTTCAAGCTGGAATGGATAGACCATCTAACAGAAAAGAATCTGATTCGTATTCATTTCACAATGAAAGATAATCCGTCTCTGTCTGAACAAATCATACAGAGATATGAGCATATGTATCACGGAGTATTCTATGACAGATTCATTTCAGGACTATGGGTGCTTGCATCCGGCATTATCTTCCGATACTTTGCGGATGATGACACACCATATCTGTTTGATGATGATGAGATAAAGGATGCAGTGTTCAGCAAGTTAGTCATGGGAATCGACTTTGGTGGAAATGGATCTAAAACCACATTCGTGTTGAACGGATACATGAACCGATACCAAGACTTCCGCATTCTTGAAGAAGATGGACTTCCGCTGACAGAGGATATTGATGCAAAAGCAATCTGTGACGAGTTTGTAAGCTTCTACAAGGCTTGTTCAGACAAGTATAAGCGCATTGATTGGATTTTTCCTGATAGCGCATCAACAACAATGATAAACAGCCTCAGAAGCGCTGCAAGGGATGCAGGCCTTCCATGGAAGAACATCAAAGGATGCAGGAAGAACGAAATAGCGGACCGCCCCAAGACAGTGGATATGCTGCTTTCATCCGGCAGACTGAAAATAAACAAACGGTGCGTGTCTGTCAGAAAAGCACTTGCATCACTCCGATGGGATGAGGACCATCCAAACATCCCGGAAGATAAAAACATTGGTAATTGCAACGACTGGTATGATGCTTTTATGTATACCATGTTGGATTTTATAGAATTTATAGATTTAGACAGATAAGGAGAGAATAATGAACACTTATGCTATTGAATACTTGGCAAAGCAAGGCTTCCAAGTGAATCAGAACGCTTTCAACATCATTCAGCTGTGTGACGATTGGTATTCCAACAGAATCGTCAAGGATTTCCACAGAAGAACGAATCTGAATGGTGTAACCAAAGACCTCAATCGTTTGAATATGGCCAAGAGAGGATGTTCAGACGATGCAAACCTGTGCGAGATCATTTCCGTTGTCGGCGAGGAAAATGGAAATTCAGAAGAGTTTATTGAGACATTTTTAGCTGACAACAAATTCGATACGCAATACAGAGAGCAATTGGAAAAGACCAGCGCTCTTGGTACCGTTGGCGCATACATCTATCTGGACAATGCAGCATACCTGTTGTCAGAGGATGGCACGGTGTCTGTCAAAGGTGGAAACATCCGCATCAACTATGTATCTGCAGACTGTATCATCCCTTTGACTGTTGTTAATGGAGATATTACAGAGTGTGCATTTTCCGGCACTGATATTGTCAGGGGAAAGGAAAAGACAACATTGGTCATCTTCCTGTTAGATAATGACAAATACACTGCTCAAACGATTGTATTTGACGAAGAAGGCAATGTTATACCGGAAGAAACTACAGAGATTCAGCTTGGAGAAGTAAAACCTTTTGCAATCATGCGCAATGCGGAAGTAAACAACCTGGACAATATGAAGGGCTACGGACTTCCGAAGATCTACAATGCAATTCCGTATCTGAAATCCGTTGACCTTTGCTACAATATTCTGTTCGGTGATCTTGACAAGGGTGACAAATTGGTGTTCCTGAATGAATTGCTTGCCTGTGTTCAGACAGATGCAAATGGCAGACCATTCCTCACACCACAGCAGAAACAGCTGTTTATCCTGTTAGGAGCAGACGGAGGAGGAAAGCTGCCGGAAGAAAAGACACTTGTACAGGAGTACAATCCTGAAATTCGTATTGATGATATTACCAAGGCATTTGAATTGGTGCTTTCGCTTCTGTCAATGTCATTCGGATATGGCACAAAGAAGTACAGCTTTGAGAATGGCCGTGTAACAACTGCCACCGAGTATATTGGCACCAAGCAGGATTCCATGCAGGAGCTGAACAAGCAGAGGAAACAAGCAGAGCAGTACATTGATGACATCATTCATGCTGCAATGTGGTTCAGTAATCAGTTTAATGGTACCAGCTACAATGTAAACGAGCCATTGTCAATTGAGTTTGACGATTCGTACATTATCGACAAGGAATCGGAGCTGGAGCGGAAGAGGAATGATGCATTGTCATTCGATATTCCCCAGCTCACCATTTGGTACCTGATGGATGCCTACAATATGTCAGAGGAAGAAGCTACAGAACTGTACAAAAACAGAAATGTGGAAGAACCTTCCGAAGACGAGGACTAGCTTCATAATCATTCTGCGCCAACAGAGTGATTGCCTATACCCCCTATACTTCATTTACCTCCGGCAGTGGCATCTATTCAGTTAGATGCTACTGTTGGCATAAGGAGAAAAAATGTCATTAACAGATAAGCAGATTGAAATCATGGAAGATGCATTGGTTCCGCTCTTTGATTGGCTGGAAAAGGAAGTCATTGCGGATGTGGCCAGACGGATCCAAAAGACAACTACATACACCAGGACAGCCGAATTGCAGGCAATGAGCATGAAAGAGTTGGGATATTCTCCGGCAAAAATACGCAAAGAGGCAATGAAACTGCTGAATGCTGACCCGAAGTACCGGAAGGAAGTAGCAAAGAACACTATGGAATACAAGCGAGCGGTACGAAAACTGATTGCAGAGATTGTCAGAGAGGCAAAAAAGGCAAATGATACCATCATTGGCAATGCAGGAACCATGTCCTGGCAAGATGATCTGAAAGTATGGAAGTCAAATGGAATCACTTTGACGGACAAATCATTCCTAGGTGGCCTTGTGGATGCGTATAAGGCTCAAACAAGCGGTATATTGAAGAATCTGACAAATACTACAGGTTTCAAGACAATGAGCGGATTTGAGCCAATTATGAATCTTTACAGATTGGAATTGGACAAAGCAATCGTTAAGATGACCACAGGAACCTTTGATAGAGATACAATTCTGCGCTCTACCGTACACGATTTGGCACAGAGCGGACTTCGGTCAATTGATTACGCATCCGGCAGAACCATGCAAATGGACAGCGCTGTCAGAATGGCTATCAGAACAGGTTGCAATCAATTGGCTGCCAAGGTGTCTGACGAGAATATGAAAAAGACAGATGTCAATTTGGTGTATGTAAGCACGCATTGGGGAGCGAGAAATAAAGGCACAGGTGTTGCGAATCACGAAGATTGGCAAGGCAAGGTGTATTATGTCGGAGCATACCAGCAGGAGTACCAGGAAGAAGCGCATAGAGTTGGACAGAGCAAGATAGAGTCGCTCTATGATGCAACAGGATATTCAGCTGACGGAACAAAGCCAAATGACATCCTTGGCCTGCACGGTGTAAACTGTCGGCACAAGCATCATCCGTGGTTCATTGGCGCATCTTCTCTGCCAAAAGAGGTCCCTGAGCCGGAGCCGGTGGTCATTGATGGAAAAGAGTATGACTATTATGCAATGACGCAGCGTATGAGACAGTTTGAAAGGGATGTCAGGGCATTAAAGCGTGAGAAGGATGCCTGCAAGGTACTTGGCATGGATCAGACGGAAATCAACGCAAAAATATCGCAAAAAACGAGAGATTACTATTCCTTCTGCCAGAGAGCAGGAGTGAATGCACAGTCAAATCGGCTTAGATATGAATCCGGCACTGCTGATTTTAAGAAAACGGAATCCTGGAAAGCCTATGAAAAACTGAAATAACTATTAGATGTTGCATTTTATACTAAATGTGATATAATCGTCATAGAACAGTTGTCACAGCTATTATGGTGAAAGGAATGAATAATATTCAATCAAGATGGATTCCATGCCCGCTTTGTGGAGGAAAAATGGTGAAAGCATTACCAAATACGAAAGCGGAAAACTTCCCAGGATGGTGTAAACACTGTAAGAGACAATCAATCATAAGTATTGAGCCTTTGAGCCGAGTTGTTAGTCAGAAATGATTAACACCCGGCTCTTTTTTTGACGCGGAGTAGAGAAGTCTGGTCTATCTCGCCTGGCTCATAACCAGGAGGTCGTAGGTTCAAATCCTACCTCTGCTATTTCCTGTCCGTGATTTCGGACGCAAAATATTCAATCGTAAAAAAGGAGATAAAAGAATGAAAAGAGAAGAACTGGAAGCAATTGGTCTAACCAAGGAACAAATTGACAAGGTATTGGATGCACACCACAAGGAACTTGATCCTGTACAGAAGAATCTTACCAAGGCGCAGGAAGATTTGAAGGCAGAACAGGAAAAGGCAACAACCCAAAAGACTACCATTGACGAGTTGAACAAGACTCTTGATGGACTTAAGGATGTTGATGTATCGGCTTTTAAGAAGCAGATCGCAGAACTGGAAGCAAACATTAAAGCAAAGGATGAAGAGCATCAGAAGGCAATTGCTGATAGAGATTTTGCTGACATTCTCAAAGATTCAATTGCATCTGCCAAGGGAAAGAACGCAAAGGCAATCACAGCTTTGTTGGATGTTGAAGCGTTAAAGGCTTCAAAGAATCAGAAGGATGATATTGCAAGTGCTATCAAGGCTCTGACAGAAGCAGATGACAGTAAGATGCTGTTTGGAGAGGCAGAACCCTCTCAAATTGGCAAAGGAAACCCTATTGGTTCAGTGAACAATTCCGGTGCAGGTCTTTCCGGAGTGGAAAAGGCTTTCTTTGACAGAACCGGAATCAAATTATAACAAAGCCATGAAAGGAGAAAAATATTATGGCACATAATTTACAGGAAAGATATTCTGATCTCGTCCTTGCAAAGATCAGACAGACTCTCGTTCTGAAGGACGGCGTAGTATTTAACAACGATTACGAAGGACAGCCTACTGCTGGTGCAGTAAAGATTCCTGTTCGTGATGATGAAGTATCCGTTTCTGATTACGACAAGGCAAATGGTATTTCCGTTACTACCGGCTCTACCACTTATGCTACCATGCCTATCGACAAAGATAAGGCAGTAAACGAAATCATTGATGGTTACGATGCAGCAGGTGTTCCTGATAACCTTGTAGCTGACAGACTTGACAGCGCTGGTTACAGCCTTGCAAAGCAGATGGATGCTGATGGTGGTATTGTACTTGTAGCTGGTGCAACCGTTAAGGGTGTAGCTTCTTTGACCACCAACAATGTATATGACACTATCGTTGATATCAAGACTGACATGGACAAAGCTAACATCCCTAACGATGGCAAGCGTTACATCCTTGTTAAGCCTGATATGATGGCTTTAATCCTTAAGGATAAGGACCATTTCGTAAAGGCTTCTGACCTTGGTGATGCTGTTGTTCAGACCGGTGCTATCGGTAAGATTGCAGGCTTCCTTGTAATCGAGTGGAATGACAACACTGTTAACCTTCAGGCTGTTGCAGGACATCCTAAATTTGCTACCAGAGCAAAAGAGTGGAGCGTACCTGTTAAGTTGCAGGATTTAAGCGGTTCCGGCAAGTACATCGGTGCTTCCGCAGTACAGGGCCGTTGGATCTATGCTCACAAGACCTTAAGAAGCGTTGCAATCAGAGCATTATTCAGCCCTGGTGTTACCACCACTTCTGTAGCTGTTGGTACCGCTGCAAGCGGAGATACCAAGGTAACCGCTACTCTTGGTGCTGACAATGCATCCGGTAGCCTTGCATACAAGAAGAATCCTTCTGCTCATGTAGTATACGGAGAAACTTCTACCGCATATGCAGGCACCTCAATGACTTCCGGCAGTGCAAAGACCATCGGTTCTTGCGTAGCTGGAGATATCATCGAAGTTGCAGAGTTTGATGCTGATGGAAAGTGCATCAATGTAGCATACATCACTTTGACTGCTGCTGACATCAAAGCTTAATCTTAGTTGATAATTGAAGGGAGTTGCTAATATGAGTCAATTTGTAAATTGGGAGTATTACAGCTCCCTTTATGCTAAGGCAAGTGAATCAGATTTCACAAAGCTTGAAGCACTGGCAGAAAAAGAGGTTGAGTTGGTTATCGGTCCAATCAGATGGGCCGGTATCACAACCAGCACATACGGATTTGCACAGCTAAAGGATTGTATTTGCAAGACCATTGATGAAATGATTGATAGCAATGCATCCGCAAAAGGCAAGGGAGTTTCTTCTGTCAGCAATGACGGATATTCCGAAAGCTATGTTGTGCAGACAGCAGACCAGCTTCGCACGGAGCTGCATACCTCAATCAAGGCTTGGTTGAGTGGAACTGGATTGGTAGGTGCTTACTAATGGCAGTGTTTACAGATTCAGTGACAATTTATAACAAAGTTGATGATTCAACCTGGAACCGTACTGTTGTGAACGGAGTACAATGGTCTGATAAGACGGAAAAGCAGGTATCTGACAAGGTGGTGACTGTTGCAAACTATGCAACGGTAACTTTCCCACAAGGCGCATATAGCGGTCTTATTCTTGACAGCAATAGAGAAGAGGACTGTGTCGTTAAAGGTGCCGTAAATGACACTGTGAGCGGTCAGAGAGGGCATAGGATAGCAGATATCCTTGCCAAATATCAGCACAGCGGACTTATTAAGTCAGTAAACGATAATTCCAACAGAACATTCCTTCCTAACATCAAGGTGGTGATATCACAGTGATTGATTTTGATTACCAATGCTCATTTGACCTGAATCAGACAATCAAAAGGCTTGGCTTGGAGGATCACGGAAGAGTACAAAAAGCAATAGACAGTCAATTCCTAATGGGAGTTGAACCATTCACACCATTTCTCGAAGGATTCCTCATAGACAGCGCAACAGAACACACGGACATTGGCTCCGGTGAGATTGTTTGGGACTGTGAGAATAAGGCAAGAAGGCTTTATTACGGCGAAATGAATTGGAATTGGAGCAATGGTGGTGTCCAGGATGGTGGATTGAGAGGCCCTTATTGGGCAGAACGATACATTCAGAATGGCGGAAGGGATGAAATAGAGCAAGTGGCAAGGAGCGTAGTAGGATGACCGTATCAGGAGCAATTATCACATGGTTGAAAACATTCAACCCAACAGAATATTGGAAGATGAACAACATAAACACTGATATCATGCATGGTAATGTTGATTATGCTCTTGTTAAGGAGCCTGTTCGGAATGTTAAGCGTTTTATTTCCGGCAATGAAATCATCACAGAACACTTTCAGCTGCGCGCTCGATTGGATTCTATCAGTGACACTGATTCCGTGGACAACAATGCATGGCTTGAAGCATTAACTGATTGGGTTGTCAAGCAAAACAAAAACAAAAGCTTTCCTGCAGTCGTGGGAGTGCAGGAGGTTGGAATCGCTTCTCCTTATTACATGGGCAGAAGTGAAGATAAAAAAGCTATATATCAATTAACGATTTTCATTCGTTATAGAAGGGAGAACTAAGTAATGAGAGACGATTTAAGACATTATATCGACACCAGCATGAATGGAACTGCTTCCTATGAACTTCTTGGAGATGGCATTGAGTCTTTGACCGAGGAAATGAATCCGGAGGAAGAGACCAAGCACTACATCAACATGAAGAAGGCTTCCAATAAGGTTAAATCTTATCAGAGAAGCTTTGAAGTAGACAAGGAAGACTGTGCTGCTGATGATGTTCAGACATGGATTGATGGTCTTGTGGACAATCTTCCTGTTGGATCATCTGCAAATACTTCATTCGTCAGATTCCGTCTGAAGGATGCTGTTGATGGACAGACCGGTACCTACAACGCAATCAAGGTGCCTTGTACCGTTTCCGTAACCAGCACTGGTGGTGACGGTGGAGATTACATCCACAATGTAATTTCTGTAAAGCAGGCAGGAGATGACATCAAAGGTACTTTTGCTGTTGCAACAAAGACCTTCACTGCAAATTCATAAGGTGTTAACGAAATAGTTAGCATAGGTGGTGGGTGCAATCTCTGGCATCCATCACTTTCAGAGAGGATGGTAACTAATGGAAAACAATAAAATCAGAGTGACTACAGGCATTGTCATTGATGTGAATGATGCCGGTGAGACTATTACGGTCAATGCAGAAGACCAAAACTTCCTTGACCGTTTTTATTCCTTGATTGAAAAATTGGAGGAATTGAGCAATAAAACAGAAGAGAAAGCAAAGGAAAAGCTTTCCTACAGAGATTATCAGGTTTTTTTGAAGGAAGAAACAATGGATTTGATGATTTCCATTGATGAATTGTTCGGATATGATGCTTGTCGGAAGATATTCGGTGAGAATGTAGTACCGGGACCATTCGCAATTGCAGATTTCTTCTCACAGCTCCTGCCGATTACGGAAGAGTATTCCAATGAAAGACAGAAACGCATTTCTGAAAAGTATAGCCGAAGAAGAAAAGGTGGAAGATAATGTTCAATGTATTGTTGGACAAGCTTCCAACAGAGTGGAACGGGTATCCAATTGATTCCGATTTTCAAACGGGAATATTGATAAATCAGTGCCTAAATGATTCTGATCTAAACGAAAAGGAACAGTTGATTGTAGCAATAAACCTATTATTCCCTGATAATGTTCCGAGTTTGGAAGAAGCACAGGAAGCGCTTAAGTGGTTTCTGACAGAGTATATGCACGATAATAAGTCGAATAAAAAGGGAAATGATGTGCCGGTTATCGACTTTGATATTGACCAATGGAGAATATATGCAGCATTCCTCAGTCAGTATGGAATTGATCTAAACCAGGCGCAGATGCATTGGTTCACTTTTATGGGCCTTTTATCGAATCTAAACGAATGCTCATTGCTTCATGTTATGGATATCCGAGATAAAAAGATTACTTCAAAGATGTCCCCGGAAGAAAAGGCTGTCCTGGCAGAACAGAAAAAGGTTTTTGCGATTAAGCCACCAAAAGAGCATAACAGCGGTCCTGCCGATAAAAAAGCTGTGGAAGAATTTCTGAAATACGCAAATATCAATAAAAAAGATAATTAGAGCCACTCCTGAGCCAAGAGCCTTGTGCTTTTGTTGGGATTGGCTCTTTTTATATAATATTTCACATTGAAAGGAGAAATAACATGGCAGCAGATGCAACTATTAGAGTTAGCACGAAAGTTGATAACAGTGATATGGATTCGTTGCAGAAAGAAATTGACGCAACGGAAAAGAAACTGCAAAAGTTGTATGAAAAAGGTGAAAAGCTGGAATCTCTTGGTGTTGGCAAACAGAGTAAACAGTGGAAAAGCCTGAAATACGATGTTGCTCAGGCAGAAATGAAGCTTGAAGATTACAAAGATAAGATGTCTGAATTGCAAAAAATACAGACGGAAGGCATTTCGGATGAGTTTGAAAAGGCATCCGAATTAAGCAAAAAGTGTTTTAAGAATATCGAAAAAGGATCCAAAAAATCTGATAATCTTTTGAAGAAGTTATCAGACAGGATTAAAAAGCTTGATGTTGGTTTTTTTATATACCAGCAGATTACAAAGGCATTTCGTACAATGGTCAATGCAATGCAGGAAGGTTTCAAAAATCTTGCGCAGTATTCATCAGATTACAACAGCGCTATGTCTGGACTGAAATCACAGCTTGCAACCCTTAAAAATTCATTGGCAGCAGCATTTGAGCCTATTGTATCAGCAATCATTCCGTATTTGACCAAATTGGTGTCATATCTGAATATTGCGACTGATAAGATTGGACAGTTTTTGTCTGCTATTAGTGGAAAAAATACTTATAACAAAGCAAAGAATCAGGTCATTGATTATGCCAGGGCATTGAAGCAGGCCAGCTCATCCGCACAGGGAGCATTGGCATCCTTCGACCAGCTGAATGTACAGTCAAGCGGAACGGGTGCCGGTGGTGAACTTGTTGGAGCAAATGCTTTTGAGACAGCGCAGGTTGAAAGTAATATGGTAGCCTTTGCAGAACGCGTTAAAGGTGTATTTGAGGGCCTTAAGAATACTCTTAAACAAATTATTGACAAGATTGGGAAAAACCTTGTATGGCTTTATGAGAATGTTTTACAGCCTATCGGTGAGTTTACGATTAAAGATATGCTTCCTAACTTCTTCAATGTGTTGGCAAGCGCTGTAGATATGCTAAATGTCGCTGTAGAAAAAATGACACCTGGATTGGAGTATGTTTGGGAGAATGTGCTGAAGCCAATCGGAGAGTATGCTGGAGAGGTATTTATCGAATCTTTGGATAATTGCAAGAAAATGTTTGAGGATGTTGCAACCGTTTTTGATGAAAAGGGAGATAAAATCAATGGAATCATTGAAGGTTTAGGAAAGACCATTGAATATGTATGGGCATTTGGATTTAAGCCGGTGTTCGATTTCATTAGAGGAGCCTTCTTTGGTATGATGGAATATGTTGATGATATCATTGGAGATATTATTGATATACTTCATGGACTTACTGAATTTCTCACAGGTGTATTCACGGGTGACTGGGAGCGCGCTTGGGAGGGCATCAAGGGCATTTTCAAAGGCTTGTTGAATGGAATTATTGATATCTACGAAATGTGCGTAAATGCGATTATTAAAGGCCTTAATAAGATTTCTATCAAGGTTCCGGATTGGATTCCTGGAGTTGGTGGACAACAGTGGGGATTTACTTTGGAAGAAATGCATCTTCCAAGACTTGCAGAAGGTGCTGTCATTCCTGGCGGAAAACCTTTTGCTGCTATCCTTGGAGATCAGAGAGCAGGACAGACAAATATCGAAACTCCTCTGTCAACCATGGTTGAAGCATTCAAACAGGCAATGTCTGATGGTGGTGCCGGTGGTGAATATACATTTGTTGCAAATATTGACGGAAGGGAAATCTTCCGTGAGACAATATCTCAGGATCAGATGTATCGCAACCGTACCGGAAGAAGCGCTTTTGCATACTAAACATTGAATTATGCTTTGTTATGTGGTATTATCTGCTTAAGAACATAAACAGAGCCGATTTGAGCCGATTACATTATATTTAGTGTAATTGGCTCTTTTTTTGTGATAAAGGAGAAAAAATGGCAGGACAATTTGCTGGTTATTTAATTAAATTCGGTAGTGTTCAGCTTCCAAACTCATACCTGCTTGCAGATGGTTGGGAAGCTACACCAAATCAGCGTATGGAAATTGATGCATACAGAGATGCAAAGATGTTGCTGCACAGAGAAACATCAAGCAATTTTAAGACCAAAATCAAGTTGAACATCAGGGAACTTACTCTGACAGAGCGTATTGCACTGAACAATGTAATCGGTCTTGCAACACTTCCATCAGCTGATAAGACACAAAGACGCGTTAGTGTTACATATTGGAACGATGAGACCTTGGCATATAGTACAGGTACATTTTATATGCCGGATATAACATATGTTGCGCATACTGTTGACGAAGAAAACAACGAAATTGAGTACAATCCATTTTCCATAACTCTGGTTGAGTATTAAGGAGGTGCTAAATGGTTAACTACGAATATGCTTATCTGTTCGACCAAGATAGTGTTGAGCGGAAGCTGGTTATCACTACAAATGATGGTCGCACACTTAACGAAGATAATTTGCTGATGGAATCATTTTCCTTGTCAGAAATCGGATGTGACAACGACAGTCTTGTATTTGGATCCTGCATAGCATCATCCATTAGCTTTTCTGTTATGTCTAGCGTTGCAACACTTGCAGGCAAGGAACTGACGGTTAAGTTTGTTATCGGTGGCCATACAGAGAATCCGTTTGTTGTCGGAAAGTACAAAGTTATTTCTGACACTGTAGAGAAAAAAGCACGAAAGATTGTTGCTTGTGATGCACTGTATGAGGTTCTTAACAAAGATTTTTCATCTTGGTATGACACGCTTCTGCCAACAGCAAGTAGTCAGAAAACATTGTATGAATTCCGTAACAGTTTCTTCCAGGCAGCAGGCCTTACACAGGAATCAACCGTATTGCCTAATGATGCAATTGTAATCAAGAAAACAATTTCTGCAGAGGAGCTTTCCGGCAAGAGCATTTTGGAAAGTATTTGCGAGTTGAACGCTTGCTTTGGTGGAATTGCTAACGATGGAAAATTCAGATATATAAAACTCGGAACAACAGCAAATCGTATAACGAATTATATTGACTGTTCCTATGATGATTATACTTGTGAGGCAATATCCAAGGTCCAAATCAGACAAGAAGAGGGAGACATTGGTGTTTCTGTCGGAACCGGCACGAATTTGTATGTTATCGATAATAACTTCTTGGTATATGGCAAGGAAGAAGATGAGCTGACAACTATTGCAAACAATGTTCTGAACAATGTATCCGGCATTACATACAAGCCGATTTCTTTGAAGAAAAAAGGAAATCCTTGTTATGAAATCGGAGACAAGATAACAGTTGTTCTGGAAGATAATACAGAGGTTACAAGCTACATTCTGACAAGAGAAATTGCTGGTATTCAGTCTTTGAAAGACTATATTACCGCAAAAGGTGTTGAGCATAGAACCGAGAAGATTACCGGCACCGCAAAGGAAATCATCCAGCTTCGTGGAAAATCAAATGTGTTGGAGAAAACAATTGACGAAACCAAGCAGACTATAACCGACTTGGAAGAAGGACTTACATCTTCAATCACGCAAACCGCAAATAGCCTTACAAGTGAGATTGCAAGAGCAACCGGGGCAGAAGGTACATTGCAGAGCATGATTGAGCAGACTGATAGACGAATTACATTAAGTGTTACGGAATTGCAGAAGGAAATTGATGGTTCAATAAGCACATATAATGTTAGCTATGAGCCAACACTTCTGAATTATCCTGCATGGGATTTCACTTACAATATTCCTTGTAATAATACGGTACAACTTCGTGATAACTTGGCATTTCAGTACACGGACGAATATTACAGTAAAAATGCGAGAGCAGTTGTATTCAACGAAGTGACATCATTATCTTACAGATTCTCAAAGGGAGAAGATGGTACTTGGTATTGGAAGGATATCGCGAACACAGACTTCGGTGTTGCTATGTCAAGGATTGCAGAATTGCAGATTCAAGCTGATGGAATTAGTGCGGATGTGCAGGAATTGACTACTACTATTGAAGATGATTACATTACCGAATCAGAAACGCAGAGCAGAATCAACCAAAAGGCAGATAGTATTGAGCAGACAGTTTCGGAAACCTATTTGACAAAGGAAAATGCTTCATCAACATACGAAACAAAGTCAAATTCAACATCAAAAATTTCGCAATCCGCAACAGAAATATTGCAGACTGTTTCGACCACATACCAAACAAAGTCCGGTATGAGTGATTATTATACAAAGACTGAAGTCGGCTCAAAGATTTCGCAATCTGCTACCGAGATAAAGACTGAAGTATATGCAAGTGTGAATGATACACTTACAAGCTATTCGACAATAACTCAAACCAATACTTCCATCAGTACGGCAATCAGCAATTATGATTCACAGACCGCATCCAAGAAGTATTCCACAATCACTCAATTAAGTGATTCGATTTCCTTGGAAGTCACGAATAGAAATACTGCAATATCTGATTCTGCAAAATCATTGCAAGCTGATTACAATAGCAAGTTTGATCTAAGAGACACAGCAATTGAAGCAAAGGTTTCCCAGGTTGGTGGAGACGGAACCGGAGCATTCGGATGGATCCTGCAGAGCAATGGATTTGCGTTGCTGAATAATGGAAACATAGTGTTTCATTGCACAAAGGATGGAATCTATGTGAATGGATATGCTACATCAACAGAATTGAACGCGCAGAAGGCACGAATTGACACGATATCGTCCAATTATATTTCTACCACGAATCTAAACGCACAGGTTGCAGAATTGGGATATGTAACTGCATCCGGTGTTGATGGAAGTATTACTACGATTGATGGTGGAAAGATTAAGACCGGAACGGTTAGTGCTGACAGAATTGATGCTGCTATAATGCGTACAAGTCAGCTGACTGCAGAATCAATACAAAGTAAATTCCAATCTCCAACAGCCGGTATTATGACAATGGGTACCATGAGAGCAGCTAATCTGTATATCTACGATGGAGGCAACTACAGACGACTAATCCTCGGAGCAAATAATATTGTAACATGGGCATAGGAGGAAGTATGGATTTATTGATTAGACAAACAAAAACTGAAATCATAAATCTTCTGAACGGAAAACCATTGCCAATAGAGGTCAAAAGGCTTCTGTTGGCAGAGGTCCTGTCAGAAGTAAGCATGAAGTCAAATGAAATTATCAACCAGCAATTAGCTGACGAGAGAGCAGATCAGGAGGAAAAAGACAATGGCTGATATTAACTACAGTAAGGTTGGATGGGATACCACCAAGTATGTGAATCCGACAAACATGAATCAAATGGACAATGGAATCAAAGCTGCGTGTGACGGAGTGGATACACTAACTAATAATTTAGTTGATGTCACAAGTGGAGATATTAGCACATCCCATACATTATCAGAATTTTCTTACTGTAAAAAGAAATGTGGGATTGTGAATGTTAC